TTATTGTCCTGGTGGACAAGACGCTGTTGGTGGACGAACTATGGCACTCACTAAAAAAAGTGGATATATCTCGTTAGAGATGCAGCACCTTGTTTATCTAACCTGACCAACAGTTGTCAGTTGTTGGCTCCACCTGTGTGTCCCCGTTCGATTGCTCTACTAGAAGTACCAATGGATGCGGTACGTTTATCTCAGTTGGTATGCTGCCTGCCGTCTGAAGGGCTGAGTGATGGCCCCATGTGCTGAACTATGCCACAAATAATTGTTGTCTGCAACGCTTACATTGTGATAGCATTTAATTGTTGATGCGGAGTGGAAGGACACTCTAGGTACGGTGCAGAAACATTCGATGCAGGAAATGGCCTGAACTGCGAAGGTACTGAAAGGAAAGTGGAGTTGGCTCTGGTGACGATCAACCAACCGCAACTACTGGCAGTGTGTGGCAATCTGGAATCAAGCCCAGACATCAACAATTTTTGTTCAGCTAAATCTTTGGGAGTTGCTAATGGCTATTTTGACTGGTGTTTTTAAGATTGGTAGAGATGCAGAGAATCGCTTCTTGCCAAATGGAGAGGTTGTTTGTAATGTTTCCATGGTCTACAACTATGGGAAAAAGGGACAAGATGGTAAGAAGCCATCACAATGGGTAGATGCCTCACTTTGGGGTACTCGTGCTGAAGCTCTCAGCCAGTACCTGGTTAAAGGAACTTCCATATTTGCTGTCTTGGAAGACATCCACATAGAGGTGTATGCCAAGAAAGACGGTACTTCTGGTACTAAGTTAACTGGCAAGATCGGCAATCTTGATATTGTTTCTCGCCCACAAAGTGACAATGCATCTGATGCGGCTCCTGTCCCTGCTGTCCAGAAAAAGGTCGTTACTCCTGTTGACGACATGGATGACGACATTCCCTTTTGATCTGAGGAGACTGACATGAAAAAAGCTTTGATTGGCATCTGGATTGCCGCCACTACCCTGACAACATGGGCTTCTTGTGTGACTCATACCTATTATTCAAATGGTCGGTATGTCACTTGCACCACTTGTTGTTATGGCAATAACTGCAACACCAACTGCTATTGATGACCGAAAAGGTTGAGAAGAAATCAAACGGCACTTACCCCTCCGTCCGTGGATGGGGTGGTGTCCGTAATGTTGTCCAACGCATTGAGCGATCGCAAACCATTGTTGCCAACCGTGAAGCAGTTGCCTACAGCTTGCTCACCATGGCAAACACCAAGATCACTGACATCATGGAATGGGATGACCATGGCAACATTCAAGTCAAAGCCAGCAACAAGATCCCTGAACACGCACTGCAATCCATAAAGAAGATCAGCCAGAAGGTTGACAAAGAAGGTAATGCCACCATCGAGATTGAACTGTTTGACAAGGTTCAAGTGCTGCGTATTCTGGCAAAAGCATCTGGTCTACTCGACACTCCTGACGATGGACAAAAGCCTTCCGTCATTGGCGTGACCATCCAATCACCTGACGTACAAGATGTCTGATCAAATCACTGGTATCAATATTGACTTGCGGTCTTCTCCAACTGCATTCAAGTTCTTGCAAGACAAATCCTTTGTCACTGGGTTGATGGGGCCAGTCGGTTCTGGCAAGTCTTATGTCTGTGCTGCCAAGATAATGATTCGTGCAGTGCAACAAAAGCCTTCGCCTGTGGACGGCATCAGATACAGCCGCTTTGTCATTGTGCGTAATAGCTACCCTGAGTTGAAGAGCACCACGCTCAAGACTTGGGCTTACCTTTTCCCAGAGAACATCTATGGCCCGATCCTACATACCCCACCTATCACTCACCACATCAAGCTTCCACCCAGAGGTGATGCGGCAGGGATTGACTGTGAAGTTATTTTTCTGGCTCTTGACCAGCCTAAAGATGTCCGTAAATTGCTTTCGCTTGAACTCACAGGCGCTTGGGTTAACGAAGCCAAAGAACTGCCAAAAGCTGTTATCGATGGACTCACACACCGAGTGGGACGATATCCCACCAAACGAGATGGTGGCGCTACATGGCACGGCATCTGGATGGACACGAACCCAATGGACGATGACCACTGGTGGCACAGACTCGCAGAGAAAGAACCCATCACAGGAAAGTACGCATGGAAGTTCTTCAAGCAACCAGGCGGGGTAATCGAAGTCCCATCAGAAAATTTGCCCGAAAACCCAGAAGCCAATGACCACATCTTTGCGTCTGCCAAATGGTGGAAGATCAATCCCAAAGCCGAGAACATCAAGAATCTGCCAGCAGGCTACTACCTACAGCAGCTTGCAGGGAAAACCCTAGACTGGATTCGCTGTTATGCCGAGGGTAAGTACACCTTTGTGCAAGATGGCAAGTCTGTTTGGCCTGAGTATGACGACAACATCATGGCTACAGATCTGGAGCCAGACCCGAATTATCCAATTCAAGTCGGACTGGACTTTGGTTTAACCCCAGCGGCAGTGTTTGGACAGCGTATGCAGAATGGTCAGTGGCGTGTCTTGCATGAGATTGTGACTTTTGACATGGGACTGGAGCGGTTTGGTCAAAGTTTGATGGCTGAATTGCAGACCAGATTTCCAAAATACGAGATCCGCATCTGGGGTGACCCCGCTGGTATGCAACGAGATGCCATTTACGAGACAACTGCCTTTGAATATTTGCGCTCACTGGGACTGAGAGCCGAGCCGACCGCCACCAACGACTTCAAAGCTCGTAGGGAAGCCGCTGCCGCACCCATGAATCGCATGGTTTCAGGCAAGCCAGGCTTGCTGGTCAACAAATCTTGCAAGCTTTTGCGGAAATCTCTGTCTGGTGGCTACCACTTTAAGCGAATTGCAGTCGGTGCTGGGCATGAAAGGTTCAGAGACACGCCAAACAAGAACGAACATTCACACGTTGGTGACGCTTTTGGCTATCTGATGACTGGTGGCGGTGAATATCGCCAGTTGACCAGAGGATCTCAGTCTGCCAATGGCAAGATATTCATTGCTTCCTCGGTCACAGCCGCAGATTTCGATGTCTTCGCTTGATATATTTGAGCTTCTGCCCAAAAACTCTCCACTGACTTGGGTTCCATTCAATGCAGGTCATGCCATGACCCTGAAAATTGACCCATCCATAAGAGAAACCCTACCCAAAAACAGACCGCTGGCTGATTTAATCGAAGCCCAAGCCAATAATGGTCATGCTATCACTGCGATACTACAAAGCAAGCCTGTTGCCGTTTTTGGCGCTGTCGATGTCTGGGATGGGGTCGCTGAAATGTGGCTCAACTGCGATGAAAAGCTCAGGGAATATGGGAAAACCATGACTCGTGCCGCTCGGATCTATGGTGATTACATTGTGATATCAAGAAACTTGCATCGTTTGCAGATCACAGTAAGATGCGCTGACTTGAGAGCGGTGCGCTGGGGACTTGCCATTGGTTTTGAAATTGAGGGACTGATGAAGAAGATGTCAAGGAGTTAAAAATGGGCGGTGTTGTTGCTAAAACAAACAAACAGCCAAGCTTTGATCCAGAAGGTAAAGACTATGACTATGCAACAGCCCGTGCGGCTGGAATGGGGCCAGATGGAACTGGTGAAGATGCTGGTCATTGGGGTTCTGTAGCTCCAGCAAGCATGAAAGAAAAAAAAGAATTTGATTTGCCAAAAGAGTCTTACAAAATATTAAAAGGACGCAACCATGAAACTTGGCAAAAAGCAATTGATGCAGAGCAAGAGCGTGGATTTGAAATTAAAAAATATGGCAATAGATATTTTTCTATTCCAAAAAAATAATTTTTTTAAAAGGAGTTAAAAATGGGCGGTGCAGTAAAATTTGTCAAAAAAGTTGGTAATGCAATTTTGTATGGTGGCGATCCTAAAGAAATGGAACAAGCCAGACGAGCACAAGAAGAACAACTCAATTTGCAAAGAAAAACTCTAGCCAAACAAGAGTCAGTAGCAAATGAACAGCAGACTGAACTTGCCAAAAGAGCGCAAGCTTCTATGAAAGCAAGACGAGGCGGTGGTCTTCGCTCATTGTTGTCTGGATCTGAACTTGGTTTAACAGAACAATCTGGTACATCCAGCAAGCTTGGTGGAGGTTAATCATGCCTACAGACAATAAAACCAAGATGCAATCCAAAGTGCAGAAGACAATGCGTGACTATAAAGAGAAGGCCACAGAAAAAAGCCCTGCTTCTAAGCCTATGCCAATGCGTGGTCAACGCACCGCAACAAACGCCATGAAGAAGAAGTAAATGCCAATCATTGTTCAGCGAGAGTCAGAGAATACAAAAGCAATTCTTGCAGCGCTGACTCATAAGAACAACGCTGGAGAGCAAACAATCTCTGGCGCTGATGCGCCTGTCATTATGGTTGATGTTAACCATCAGCGAAACCATGATGGCAGAGCTTTCTTTGCTTACAAGATATACCCAGATTCAGCACCATTGGCAGCCAATGCCAGCATAGACATTGTGCTGGCTTCTCCATCTGGTGTGTTCCCACACATAACAATTGATGGATTGTGTTTGGGTGATGCAGAGTTGTATGTTTATGAAGGCACAACCACTACTGGTGGAACGGCATTCACACCAATCAACCGCAACCGCAATTACGCTGTCAGCAATACAAGCGAAGTTGCCATGGTGATTAATCCAACAGTCACATCAGTTGGCACTGAGATTGATGCACAGATCATTCCTGGCGGTGCTGGAAAGAAATCTGGCGGTGGTACTGCGGTATCTCTTGAGTATGTGCTGAAGCCACTGACCAATTACTTGTTCAGATTAACGAATGTCAATGGCACATCACACGCTGCCTATTTAACTGTGGAGTGGTACGAATAATGGCAAAAAGCATGAATAAAAAAATATGGGAAAAGGCCAGACCAAAAAGTTTAGGCGAATCAAAACCCCTTTCCTCTTCCGAAAAGAAATCAGCAAAAGAGAGTGCCAAGAAAGCTGGTCGCCCATACCCAAACCTTGTTGACAACATGGCGGCAGCAAGAAAGAAATGAGCAAGTACAAAGATCCCAAAGGTGGTCTGACGGAAGCTGGTAGGCGCAAGTTTGAACGCTCTGGCGAGAGTAAAGATCTCAAGCCAGGTGTCAAAGCGTCCAATCCAAAAGGTCAAGATGCCAGACGCAAGGGATCTTTTTTGACGAGATTTTTTACCAATCCAAGCGGCCCTCTTGTTGACGATAAAGGGAAACCGACAAGGCTGGCGCTATCAGCAAATGCATGGGGAGAACCAGTGCCTCGTACATCTGCCGCTGCCGCCAGATTAGCTGCCAAAGGTAGGGCGATTCTCAAAAGATACCAAGCAAATAAGAAAGATTGATATGGCAAAAATGAGCGTAGAGCAAGTCCTTGAAAGACAGAAAATTGCTCAAAACAAAAAGGATGACTTCAAGTCTTTGTATGAAGACGCAATGGAGTTTGCGCTGCCACAACGCAATCTGTATGGCGGTGAATACGAAGGTCGTGTAGGTGGCAAAAAGAAGATGGCTCGTGTCTTTGACTCGACTGCTATCAACTCCACCCAGCGATTTGCCAACCGCTTGCAGTCTGGCAT